TTTTCAACACCTGGTCAAAAGTCACTCGTTTAAACAAATCTGCTTCCCCCATCGTTCAGAGATGGGGGTTTTGAAGAGCTTCCCTTGATCTTCATTGTCAAAACCTCTTCAAACAGTTGCAGTTGCCGGTGCGCGGGAGAGCGGCTCGCTTGCCGCGGCGCACTGTTCGAATCGGACTGAAGTCTAAGAAGTGAAAATTAGCGCAGACATGGGCGGAACTGAGGACTTCCTATGTCAGTGCAACGAATTTTTGGCCTTTCGCAGATTCGTGTGGGCAATTCTCGCGCGGAATCGAATCGTCAAGCTGTCGTGGAATAGCGCAGGCCGTTAGGCCGAGCATATGCCGCGAAAGCAGATTGACGAGGTGATTCAGCGCAAATAGCCTGTGGTTCGGGGAAAGTAAGGGCGTTAACGCCCGCCTTTCCCTCGAGCCACGTGGCGGCGAACGCCGGGGTGTCGGGGGCGGAGCCCCTGACGGAATGATTCCACTTAGCCATGCACTTACCCACTCAAAGCTGCGAAGAGCCGAATTTTTTCAGACAAAAAGGCACCCGCAGGCGTCTTGTCCTGCGGGTGCCTCAAAAAGATATCTCGGATCGGGAGATCCTGAGAAGGACTTGTGCGGGCGTCAGATGTTGCGCTCGACGAAGGCCTTGAGCTCGCCCGGCGTCTTCACCTCGACGATGCGGTCGACTTCCCTGCCGCCCTTGAGCGCGACCATCGTCGGGATGTGCTGCACTGCGTACTTCGCGACGACCTGCGGATTCTGCTCGGAGTCGCAGGAGGCGAAGACGGCGCGTTCGGCGTTGACAGCCGCGAGCTGCGTGAAGAAGGGCTGGGCGCGGCGGCAGTCGGGGCACCAGCTCGCGCCGATGGCGAGAATCACGGGCTTGTCGGCTGCAATCACGGATTTGACGTTGGCGTCGTTGACCATCACGATGTCGTTCATGAGAATTTCTCCTTCAAGAGGACGGGAGCCTTCGGGGCGGCGGGTTCGCCTGCCTCCGGGATGCCGTCGTTTGATTTGTTAGATGTATCCTATCATGCATCGTCTGCTAATTGCAAGCGTATTCTGCTTGCGGGACGCGACTGTGGGACGTAAGACATCTTTCGCAACCGCGTTGCAGGCGTTTCGACGCTGTTTCTTGTGAAGAAGGCAGGACACCCGCAGAAGTTTTCGTCTGCGGGTGCCCCTTTTTTAATAATCTAAAAACATTTGGAATATTCATGCGTGGTCCAGGGTTCTTCAGGCCGTTCGCGTGGCGTAACTTCGTTAGCTTTATGCTAGGCTAAGAAGAGTCAAAACGCCTCAATCTCATACGACTTGTGAGTTTGCAGGGCTTCAAAGTGTGCTAAAGCACTGCATCCAACATCAACCCAACTGTATGAGAAGTGTATGTTCAACGTGAAGTCCATCCCAACCCTGCCGATCGGCATCCACTGCTATGAGAGGGGCGTCTATCTGCGCGTGACGACGCACAGCCGCTCCTGGCTGTACAAGTACCAGCTCAACGGTAAGCGCCGTGAACTCGGCCTCGGGTCCGCGACGCAGCCCCTGTCAGCCGTCCTTGCCAAGGTGGCGCCGCTCAAGGCGCTGGTGGCACAGGGCATCGACCCCAAGGATCAGATCGCCAAAGAGAAGGCGGAGAAGAAAGCCGCGGAAGTGAAGTCGTCCATGCCGACCTTCAGCGAGTATGTCGACCACGCCTTCGAGAAGATCCTGTACCTGCGCGGTTTCACCGGGGCGAAGACCGAGGCCGCGTGGCGGTGCGACATCGGCGTGCTCAAGGGGGCGTTCGGCAAGCAGCGCTTGGACGCGATAGCTCGCGACGACGTGGCGACATTCCTGCGCCAGTGGTGGACGACGAAACCGCGCAGAGGAAAAGACCTCCGCATGCGCCTCTATGGCATCCTCAACGTCGCGAAGGGTGAAGGGCTCATCCAGTCGAACCCCGCGGAGTGGAAGGGGGGCCTTGACGCTTCGCTCCCGCCCATGGGGCTCGTACGCCGCTCAATGCCGGAAAAGCACCACGCCGCGATAACTCCCGAAGAGCTCCGAGAGTTGATCGGAAAACTGTGGATGGAAGACAGGGTGAGCTCGCTCGCCGTGGTTTTCGGCGCGCTCACCGCAGGCCGTGCAAACGAATACATCAAAGGGAAGTGGGACGAGATCGACCTTGAGGAGAAGACTTTCTCCGTGCCGCAAGAACGCCGCAAGGACAAGAAGCCGTACCCCCACGTGGTGCCGCTCACGCGCCAGCTACTTCGCCTGATCGACCGGCTCGATACCAGTGGGGACTACCTTTTCCAGGGGCGTGGGCGATCGGCCATTAACCAAGGGACCGCGCTCTATGCAATCAAGCACGCGAGCGGGCGTGACGACATGACGCTCCACGGCCTACGCTCCACCTTCTCCGACTGGTGCGCGAAGAACGAGAAGAACTTCCTCGTCTCTGAGAAGCAGTTGATGCACGCTGTGGGGAACAACGTCTTCCGCGCGTATCAGAGAGACGACCTCCTTGAGCAGAGGCGCAAGCTGATGCAAGAGTGGGCAGACTACCTCCTGCCGAACGTCTAAAAGAAAACCCCAAAGGAGTGTGCATCCCTGGGGGTAATCGTTCAACTGAAGTCCCCCTTTTTTCGGAGTTGCTGATCGTGAAGTCAGCAACCGCAATTTAGCATAGAGCAGTCTACTTCGTCATGCGGACGACTGCATCTTTGTCTATCGCAATGCGCTGAGAAAGCCCTGCACCTCGCTCAAGAAGGACGCCACTTCGTTCGAGTAGGTCTGTGCAGCGGGCAAGCTGCTCTCGCTCAAGCTGGCAGGCACCGGCGCGGGCTGCGGACAGTCGACGGCGGGTGGCGTCGGCTTCACGGCGCACCCGGTCAACGTCACCAGTAAGATCGTCGATGCGAGCAAGTGCGGCATCGCGCACCTCCCACGCATCCACCAGGCTCTGTGCATAAGTCCTCTCCTTCTCACGGTACTTGATCTCAAGAGACTGCGCCCTCGCTGCGTAGTCCTCGCGCAAGGCGGCAATGTCCTCGCCGTAGAGCGCCGCCGCGAACTGGTAGCCGCCAATGAAGGCGGCGACCAACGCAACGCCCATGATGATCTCGGTCCTCATTCTTCACCCAGATAGAGCTTCGCTTCCGCTTGGCGGCGTCGTGTCAAGCCCGGGAGCACCTTGCCGTTGGCCTTGTTCACGTCCAAGAACTGGCGGGCGGCTTCTTCTTCGTCGTCGCCGGCATTCACGGCGCGCATGAGCTTCGGGCACTTGTGGACGACATAAGAGACGCCCACGTTGAAAGCCAGGCTCACCAGCGCAATGAACTGCCCTTCTGTCACGTGAACATTGACGAAAGGGGCAAGCCCTCGCTTTACCTCCTCGACGTCCTCACGAAGCATCTCCCTCGACTGCTCATAAGTGATCTCGTCATGCTCGGTCACGTCCTGCGTGTGCCCGACGCCGATAGTCCAGATGCCAGCCGGGCACTTGTACGCCTGCAGGCGACAGCCCTCCCATGCTTCGATGAAGTCCATCGCGACCTCCGCCGAATACTCGCCAAAATTCTTCATTTCAAATCCTCCTTAGATACGCCCAGGCGCTTTGTTATGACAACTTCGATGATCCTCAGAACGCGCGTCCCGCCCCAGCCGGCAAGACCTGACAGCGCGCCGCACAGCTGTGGCGGCAGGCTTTCGTAGACGAAGATCTCGTACGAGATCAGCCCGCACACGGCGCTGATTGCGCCATGCAGCAAGAACTCCCGCCACGTGAAAGCCTTTCCTTCCTGTACCTTCAGCAGGTACGAAAGCCAACCGCACAAGCCTGCAAAAGACCCGGCGATCCCCAACATCTGAAACTCATTCAAATTCTTGAACGGCATAACCGACCTCCTGCCGGAGAGGTTAGGTTGAAAGCCGATCCGTACGCGCACTCTCTCAATACAAAAATGCGCGAGGTGTCGGCTCGAAATGCCTCTATTCCTCGCGCACTGCTAGTCTCGCCTACTGATCGGCTCTCATGCCCCCACCCGGCGGGCTTGGGCGACCTTGAACGCTTTCTCAAGGTATTCGTCCACGTCCGCTTTTCGCCATCGTTGGCGGCCGAGAATCAGCGCAGGGGCGGGAAAGCGTCCTTCACGCACAGCCTTCGTAAGGGTGTTGGGGGCGCACCCTACATAGGTACGCACCTGCTTTGCGGTCATCAGTTCTTGCGGCTTCATGATTTGTCCCCCTTCTATGGAAACTGTCCTGTAGCTTGAAGTTCGCCTAGAAAGGCGTCGTCCTCGATTTCCCATTGGCGTACTTGCTCATAGTGCTTGCCGAGAATGAAGCGCTCGTGCGCCTCACGCAAGCCAGGCGTCTCGTCCAACGTCTCATGCGTGTTGTGCTTGAGCACGTTGATGAGCGCTTGACGTTCATGCTCGTAGGCGTACTCCATGAGCTCCTGCGCGACGATGAGGCCGTGCTTGACCGGCTCAAGGTTGGCTGGCGGAATCTCCTTGCCGTGGTTGCGCAGTCGAGCGCAGACGACGGTCATGAAGGCGGCGTGTTGGATGTCTTCGAGCAGATCCTGCTCGGCAACGCCTAGGCACTTGTGACAGAGCGCGCCGAGCATGAGCGTGCTGCTGATCTGGTTGAAGTCCGAGTAATCGGTCGTCGTCGGCCAACGCTCGAGCGCGAAAAAGCTGAGCGTGAATGCCTCGAGCAGAGAGTCCTTCTCTTGAAAGCCGAGCAACCAACCGAGTTGTTCACATCGGCGGCGTTGACGCGTTTTCTGGCGTTCGAGGCTGGCGATGGTTCTACGTGCGTCGTCCGCGTCCTTGAACTTCCCGCGCACGAACTTTCGGCGCATGGCGAGATCTCTGGCCCGCTGTCCTTTCTTGCGGGGTTTTTTGCTTACTGGCATGGGTGTGTCGATGTAAAAAAAGCCCCCGACTGTGAGCCGAGGGCTTGTGGAGAACTCTTTAGAGGCGTCTGCCTACTTCTCTGGGAGAGATTTCTTGGTTTGCAAGTTATTTAGAACAGCAGGGAGTTTGTCATTAGAGATGAGACCTGATTTGGCTTTGTCAGACAAGTATTTGGGTAATTTCGTTTCAATGTAATTTGTTCTCAGCCATTGACGGAACAATCCTAAGGCTACTTCCGGGTATGCCCATGCAGGCTGAGGATTCGATTTCGCTTGCGGGTAATATTCGGGGTAATTGTGATCATACCGGATTCGATTGCCGCAAACTTCGTCGAGGTTTTGTTCGTTCCAGTACTTTGACCAAATCTTCCCTACAGAAATATCAGGGATAATCTTGTCACTGACAGGTAAACCTCCTTGAATCAGCGGAACGATCATAGGTGCTATCTCTGAAAATATACAGAAATATCCTGTCGGCACGGAGCTTCTCGTCAAATCTACTCGGTCGACATAGTGTTTCCAATTCTCGAGGAACTGATTTTGGGGGTTATACCCTACGGCTTCATACACAAACGTCCTGAACGTCTTTCTTGCCAACGTTCTGAAGGCATGCTGCGCGTTGCTTTTCTGTTCGCTCGAGTCGAAAGCGTAATACTCAAGGACGGCTAAACAGACTGGCTCGGTGTACGCGTTGGTCGGTTTGCCATCTACCTCACACGGAATATACAGCGTATCGCCATGGAAACCAGAGGGAGCTAGCAGGGTTTGTATCGCCTGTCCTCTGGGTTTGTGTTTTTCCTCATTCCAGTTTGAGGCTAACCTGTTGAGCACAGCCCTGTGAATGCCGCACATTTTTGCCAACCCACGCTCAGAAAGGTAAGGGAGGCCGTTTTCCAAAACCCCCATCTCAATTCCGTCTCGTTCGATTTGCTTTTCGACGTGGAAGAGCCCCCTTTCTTGCGTGGCGCCTAAAACCTCTATTTTTCGGCTTATCTCTTTGATTTTCAATGGGTTTGTGATGGCGCCTTCGGAGTGGCTGCAATTTGCCTCTAAGGCATTGTTTAGGCTATTATCCATACATACCTCATCATAACGGTTAATCAAGCCCCCGGAGCATTGCACGGCACGGGGGTTTTTCTATTTTACGACATGGCTTTCATCGCGCCGCCTCCCAGTCGCGCAGTGCGTGCGTGAGCATGTACGCGGAGAGCTTCACGCGGTCAAGGGCGGCAGGGCTTGCGCTCTGCCTCGCGGCGGAGAGTACTGTCGTGTACTTCCTCACCGCGTCTGCGATGCTGGCTGTGTCCTTGTTGTCGATGAGTCGGCTTGCGAGTGCGCGGAGATTTGAGGTCGACTGATCGCGATACGACCATCGAAGCTCGCGGCGCAGGTCTTGCACGACAATTTCGGTTTCTGTCATTCGTCCTCCTCCTTCTGTTTGACGAAGTACTCAGTCGGAAAGAGCGTTGGCGCAATCTTGCCTAGACGGGGACGTGGAGGAGGTAGAAGCCTCCCAGCGTACCTTTGGCGTCTACTGGGTACAGGCACAACTCTCCGTCGCACTCCGCCTCTGCCTTGCACATCTCTTCTTGCGTCGGCATCTTCGCGTCCGGGTGCAGACGCTTGATCTTAACTCTCATTCTTTTCTTCCTTGTTCTGCCATTCCGAAGGCGATGTCCTCGATCATTGAGCGTTGGACCGGAGGAATTATCACGGCCTTGGCCTCGGTCTTCTTCTCGGCTTTCTTCTCGGAGTTGTACGCACGGTACTCGTCGCGGGCCGCGGCGGGCTCTGCGTACTTCTGGTCAGTCAGGCTCACGAGCGTGTCATGATCGTCCGTGACGGACAAAATCCCCGCGTCGACAAGCTTCCACACGGTGGTCTTGAATGACGAGCATTGCGGACGCAGGCCCAACGCGCAGAGCAGCGCCGACATGCGCATCGGGCCTTTCTCGCCGAGGAGTTCGAGGGCTTTGTCTGCCCTCACTCCGATGTATCCCCCATTTCTCATCTAATGCTCACGCTCTCGCGTGCCTCCAAGTGGCAACCGGAGACCTCGACGCCGTCGAGCAGTGCCTGCTTGATGGCGATCTTGTTGGGGCTGACGGTCGTCTTGACGGTCGTGTAGGCCTCGGGCAGGTTTGCGCCTTCGGAGACTTCGACGGCCTGCGTCGTGCGGATCGAGACGGTCACGCGGGCGGTCTTGACATTCCCGGTCGCGTGCAGGGCATCGAGGAGCATTGCCTTGAGGTAGTCGGAGCGCTTCTGCATCGACTTGACGCGGGCGATCATGCGGTCGGCTTCGTCCTTGGCGGCTTTGGCTTCGGCATCGAGCTCGCGGAGGTAGAGCGCGGTGGCTTCGATCTTCTCAGCGGCTTCTGCTTCGACGGCGTGGAGCGCGTCCGCATTGAGGATTTCCCCAGTCTCCTCGTCGACGACGATGTCATCCAGCGCAAAGCGTAGCGCCGGGGCGATTTCGTAGAGTTTCATTTTGGGTACCTATGAAAAAGCCCCGCCGGTTAGGGCAGGGCCGATTGAGAAAATTAGAACTCAGCAAGTAAGTAGTGGAATTTGAGAACCTTTTTTGGGGTAGGCTCGATCTAGCAATGCAATGAATTGAGTCCAGCTGTCCGACGCTCTCATTAATCCCATTACTGCGTGGATGTGGGCTGATAGAGCTGGATGCCCTATATCGTCAGTCATCCATTGGTGATGTTTTGTCTTACGCCGACCAGTGTCTGTTTTTGGATTTCGCTTTTCGAGTTCTTCAACAAGCCCAGGGGCAATTCTGTCGTACACGATATCGATGGTGTATTTCCCAACAACGCTGGGATGCTGATTTTTTGATACATTTGGGTATGTCCATCCTCGAAGTCGATAAATCTGTTGGTAAAACTCATCTGGGAATCTCTTTGCCCAAGCCGCATATTCTTTTAGCAGATACTTATCAAGCAAGGCATTGAGTGCATTCCTATTGCGGACATACTGGTATCCAGTTGCCTCGTCGATTAGAGCAGTTATCCCAACTTCCGCTAAAGCTAAAATAATAATTTCTGCCTGTGCGGCAAGGTGGAGTTGATTCGGAAGTAAAGCATTTGCGCGCCGGGCTGACAGATACATTCTGCAAAGTTGGACGATATCTTCTGCCTCGAAACCGTGACATTTTGTCCCATCTTTTTCGAAGACGATTGCCGTTTCTGCAACAAGCCCATTTTTGAATTTTTCAGGAACGAACGGTTGCAAATTTGTTGGTGCGAGGTATCGATCCAGGCCGCCCTTCTTGTTGCCAGTTAAAAGACCAACAACTTCTCGTTCCCAGACAACTCGTTTTTCGTTATCAAGGACAGCACACGGTATTTGTGCGCCCCCTAAAGAGAGCGTGCCGACGTATTCTGCACTTGGATACCCAGCCTTTTTAAGGGCCGCTTTAGCTGCGATTTTTGATCTTTGATCTGGCGTTAGGGCCGCGCTCCTCGCTTTTGCAGCCGCTTGTTTTTTAATGTCTTTTGCTTGCATGTAACCTCCTGTAAGCAATGTGCTTGCAGAGGGATTATAGCAAGCAGGAACGAAACAGAGGCGCGTTGTCAAAAAGCCCCCAGCTCCGTGCCGAGGGCTTGGGTTTACATGTAGTCGTAGGCTTTCCTTCACCTGGGCAACGGAGGCCCGTCGTAGCACACTGAATAGGCAATGCGACGGGCAGTGCGACGAGTAAAGGTTCGTTTCCTACGATCAAAAGGGGTTGTCGTCAAGCGGAGCGTCGTCGTAGGGGTGCGCAACCGGAGCCGACGGCGTGACGGGCTTGGCTTCTTTGTCCTTGAGGTTCTTGAACTTAGCCTCGACTGCCTTGGCCTCGAGGTTGTTCAGGACTTCCTTTGCGTTCTGTCCAGTAACCTGATGGAACGGCGTGATGATGTTCATCTGGTAGGTCGTCTTGATCTGGCCTTCGTGCTCATACTCGCGATTCTCGCGCTGGAGGAGCAAGCCGATGGTCTGGCCCTCGAGCGCGCCGATGCGATAGCCCGGGCGCTTCGTGCCGTCGCGGTTAAAGACCTGCGCTTGCGTAGCCTCAACCTTATCGAGCTTGAGCACGGCAAGCAGCGCGTCCATGATGTCGGCCCCGAAGGTCCGGTCGCCGTTGCGAGAGGAGACAAAGAGGCGGATAAAGGCCATCTTCTCGCCGCGCTCTTCGGCGGCCTCACCGCACTCGGTCCAGCGAAGCGCCTTGAAGGCGAACTCAACGTAAGTCGCGCCCGCCTTGCTTTCGGCGACTTCAACCTGTGTGAGGGTGCCGACGTACTTGCCGGACTTGTCGATGCCGTTGAAGCCAGCAACCTTTTCCGCAGACTTGCGGTTCATGGTAAAGGTAGTGATCATTCTTCGTTTTCCTTTTCGTTAGTAATGCCGTAGTAGTCGCAGATGACGCGGTCGATTGCCGCGAGGTCGTTCTCTATGTACTGCTCCGAGAACATTCCCATCGGCGATTTGACTGTGTCAGAGCCTGAGTTCTGAGTTGAGAAGAGATAGCGTCCGTTCTCGACGTGCGTCCGAAGGACTGTGGTGAACATGCCCTCGACAACGATCTTGTCGTCTAATAATTTCCCCAATGTCTTGATACGGGTGTTGCCGAACTCATCAGAGGTCGTGTGAGCGAGGACGTAGACGCGCTTGTTTTCACCGAGCTCGGAGGCGGCCTTGGCAATGTCGAATCCGGCCCCGCCGATCTCTGTGAACTTGTCGAACCCCTTCACGTTGCGTGCAGCCATGTACATCGAGGCGAGGATGTACTGCCAGTCGTCCACGACGATCACGTCGAACGGGCTCGCGTGCATGCAATTGATGATTGCCTGCGGGTTCGAGCAGACGAGGATGTTGTTCCCGTCGCCTTTCGCTTTGATCTCTTTCCACCCGGCTGAGCGAAAGGGTAGGGGCTTTCTGACCGGCTGGATCAGAAGTGTGTTTTTTGGGTCGAGGTTGCGGAGCGAACAGGTTTTGCCTGTTCCGCTCTCTCCAAGTACCAGGGTCGCGTAGCTCATTGCGTTTCCTTAGAAAGGGATTTCGCCGTCGTCGCCGATGGCGTAGAAGTCTTCGAGAGTCTTGTCGTAGATCGGCTCGGGACGCTTAGCACGTTCGCCGAACCACTGGGCTCGCTCGAACTCGTCGCGGCTGGCGAACTCTGGGTACGGGTCGAAGTCGACCTCGTCCTCAGGCTCGGGCATCGGTAGCTCGAGCGGCTCAAGTGAAGTGATCGTCATGCTTACTCCTCTGGGCATTCGAAGCCCGGCTCAGGGGCGAGGATGCAGTCGACGCGATACAAAATCATTTCCGTCGCCTCGAAGAGCGCAACTTCGAGCTCGTCGTTGATGGCGTCGATGATCTTGGTGACCTCTCTTGCCGAGCTTGCGTCCATAAGGCTCGTGATCGCTGCAATGAGATCGGTAGAGGAATTGGGATTTGCGAGATACGCCGCAAGCACTTCTTCTTGCCTGTTCGCGACGTAGTTCCCGCAGAGCTCGTCGATGTCGGCGTTCGGCGTCTGCTCCGCCTGGTGCGCGATGCCGCGCGCGATGTCAGTCAAAGTCTTCATTCGTTACTCCATGATCCAGTGATGAGCGCTCCGGCGACGATTGCCAGTGCGCCGAAGAAGGCGATGAGCGTCCAAACGCGTCGGGGGCGCTCGCATGAAAAAGGCTCAGGGGCTTTCGCCGGCTGAGCCTTGGTGTGTGCCTCCGCGCGAGGCTGTACCGGCTGCTTGTATCGCCGGCGTTTGTGGTTTGCTTTCATGTCGAAGTCCTGTGGAATGTGGTCGATGATGCGGACCGGATCGGAGAAACTCATGCTGCTTCCTCCTCGCGCTCCAGCCAGAGCACGCGAAGCTCCTCGAGGCAGTCCTCCATGATGTCCTTGTCGAGCCCCGCGTCGTTGGCTGCTTCGGTGAACTCTTCGATTGTGACGAGCTCGCCTCCGGCTGTAAGCGTGTCGAGATCGAGCACGTACCCGTCGACAAGGATCGGCTGTTCGTCCGGATACTCGTCGTACACGGACGGGACGCCGCCCATGCCGAAGTAAAAACCGTTGCTCATGCGAAGTACCTCAAGGCGAGAATGGTGATGGCGATGGCTGCGAGGCCGCCGACCGTGAACAGGCGAAGTCCGAACGTGATGGTGTCTTCGGACGTAGGCTCGTACTGGACGAGCTCGTCGGCGCTGCGCCCGGTGAAGAAATCGAGAAGAGACATAACATCCTCTCCGTGTGGAATGAGAAAAGGCATTCAGATGCCGCCGAAGGAGAACGCCACGCGAGGTGGCCGGCGGCACGTGAATGCCTTCTGATGAAAGTGGGGTGAGGGAGCCGGGGTGAACGCAAAAGCCTCTCGTCTGCAGATGCCCCGGCTTTGGGATCTGGCCTAGTGAGCCGCCAGATCGGCACATATCTGCGTCATGCCGTTGCCCTCGAAGTCGTTACGGAAGTGCCTCTATGAAGCACTGGATGTTCTTCGCGACCGCCTCGTACTTGTCAGGCGTGCGCACTTTCGACAGTACATAGGGGTCTGTGAACATGTAGAAGCTGAGCGCAGCGGCGAACGCGAGAGCGTCAGAAATTTTGTGTCCATGGGATAATCGGAGCCCGCCAAACGGGTGCATCCAATGAACACGAACACCAAACGCAATTCTCGT